ATAGCGGAACTCGGTGATGATAATCTTGCCCGTGCCGCTGTGATGAAAACCAACGCTGGTCAAGTCGCTCCCGGTCACCATCGCGTTGTAGAGATAGCAAAGCCCCGCGCCACCGTAGGCGAAGCCGGCAAACCCGATAGGAACCACCACTCCGATGCTGTGAACATAACAACCATCACCGAGAATCACCACGTCCGCGCCGACTCCCGAGCCTGTTATAAGCACCCGCTCAGGGCCGCCGATTCCGATCAAAGAGATGCCGGTCGTGACGTTGACGTCTTCAGGGTAGGTGCCTGGATAGACGTGGACCGCGTCGCCAGGTACTGCTGCGGAGAGTGCCGCGACGATGGTGAGATATGGGAGGTCTAGTCGCCCACTAACAGCAGTCCCGTTGTTGCCATTCACGGCGTCAACGTAGAGGATGTTGCCGGTGGGAATTGCGCCGCCTGCGGACGCTCCGACAAGTGTCGCGCCTACCCGCTTCAGGAACTCTCCGTCTGCAATAGCTCCCGCGACGAGAGAGGTAGGTCCAGTCGTAGTCGTTAGCGCACTTACTGCCGGCGCTGGGTACGTTCCACTCAAGTCCCCCGAAGCGGCTCCGGAGGGAGGACCGCCACCCGGATCGCTCTCGATAAACAACCCGTTTCTGACTAAGTGCTCGCCGTCCGTAATCGTTCCAAGCGTAAGCTGAGTAGCAGTACCGTCCGTGATGGCGCTTACTGCCGGCCCTGGATACGTTCCGCTTAGATCTCCAGAGGCGGCTCCGGTTGGAGGTCCACCACCAGCGTCGCTCTCGATGAGCGCGCCGTTCCTCACGAGGTGCTCTCCGTCTACGATAGCTCCGATCGTTAGCTTGGTAGGACCGGATGTCTCGTGAATCGCCGCGACTTCAGGGTTCGGGTAGGTCGCTGCCAGATCACCAGAGGCAGCTCCAGAGGGAGGGCCACCTAGCCCTGTCGTGCGGATCGACGCATTTACCGGCAGCACTGCTCCAAAGGTGGGGCTTGACTCGTTGTTGCCGTCTGTGAACTCACCAGCATTGAGGACTTCGTAGCCCGCTGCTGTTAGTACGAAGAACTTGACTACAGCAGAGGTGGCATCAGACGGAAGGCCCGTGGCGATATCAATTCCAGCGTTAATCGTACACTTTAGAGCAGCCGATGTGCCAGCGAGAAGAGCGGTCGTGTCAACCTGTTGCCCAATAGAGCCGCTTTGAACGAGTGTATAATCAGTTATTAAACTTGTATCGTCTGTTCGGATTATCGACCAAACGACACTGTTTACTCCGTCGATATTGTCTAGCAATCCTGTGACAACGCCAGCCGCTGCCACAGAGACGGGTGTCACACTACCGTTAATTTTGAATGCTGGTGATGCCATGGTGGTCAGCTTTTGATTATAAACCCATACTTGTGGGCCATGTTAGTCATTCCGGGGCCTTCTGGGGCGGGTGGAGTGAAGTTCGGATCCATACGGACGATAGTGTCCAAGTAATTAACAATGATCTTATCAATCGCAGGCATTGGTCCTGAAATTTCGTCATCAGGTATCGCGGCAGTGAACCTGTTATGAGGAGAAGACGTTGACTCTTTATCCAGCCACGGGTGCGTTGATTGCGGTCCATGCCCAAGTCTGATGTGTCTGTTATAGGTTCTCCACCTAAGCTCGCAAAGTAGTACCGCAGCAGTTGGAAGATCGATTGACGGATCAATAACTGGGGTTGTCGTTGTGTCAGCTCCAGGGGTGCCCCACGGGCCGGCGTCAACCGGCGACCCTATATTGCTCTGCTGCTCAGCCGTGAAGTGCCAGAATCCGGTAAACTGCCCCGAGGCCCCCTCAACAGCATACTTGATTGAATCTTCCATATGCCCGGTGAGCTTTTCTCTAATCTCATTAACTAGCTTAACGGCAAACTTTAGAGAGAATGGTATCCCTCCAGACAGCCGGTTAATGGTATCTGGCTCGAAATGCACACCAAGGGCGACAGACTTCGCCCTGTTTCGATGCCCCACTATCCCAGGCGGGTATGGCGATGCCAGAGCGTTGCCATCGTACTTGTCCCTTAGCTCCTTGAGAGCTGGCAAAAAGTCCGTGGCGGCAGCGTCAATGGTCAGGCCGACAACGTCTGTTAGCGCCTGCACCACATCGGCCTGGAGCGCCGCAGTCCTGCCAATCTCTGTGGTGTGATCGACGATGGCTGCCGCTCGGATATATGTCTCAACAATCCTAAGCTCAATGACCCCACCGTTGCCGTCTGAAGTGACCACGGGCAGCTCCATAAGGGAGCCAACCTTCACAATGCCGCTTTGAGTATTGAGAAGTTCGTAGCGAGTTTCCCCGCTTGGATCTCCAACAAATGTAGGCGTGCCAACAACCTGGCGCATGTCATACGCTTTAAACGTATACTGGCCCGCAACATCTGGAGTAAAAACAGAAGACAGCAGATCAGAAGTAGCAGCAAGCAAAGGCGATACCGGCACCGTAGATCCAACGGTCTGGTCAATCAGCAATAGCCCTGTAGCGAGAGCACTCTGAGCAGGCACACCCGTTAGCTCAAAGCCGAAAGAGGTTCCCACCGCTCCGGACAGGGAGAGGGACAGCTCTTCTCCCCCAACGGGATACTGCGGAGTGTAATCAATGCTCATATCAAAAGGAATTGAGGGTCAGCGTCAAGAACGACCCACTTTTGCAGGTCCCACGAAAAAACAAACTCAACACTCAAGTACGGATTTGCCATGGGGGCAATAATAGTAGTCAATGCCCTTAAACCACCAAGAAGGCCGCCGTCTTCACTGTAAAAGTCAATTGAAGCGTTGTCTGTCTGGGGGCCAGGTAGGTTGACATGCTTTCTTACAAGAATGGTGGCGCCATCAACCGCAGGCTCGTAGCCGGCCTGAGACGTGTTTAAAACAACCGACGAGAGTACCAAGAACGGCGCCGCAGATATGTAGATATCACTGGAAGTATCTATTACGAAAGATGTTCCCAATGACGGGTCAAGAGAAACCCTGTCTACTCGATACCTGATCCCCGCTTGAGCAGAACTCAGCTCATAATTCCCTCTAACATTGTGGTTGATGCAGTTGTCAATCTGAAGTCCGGTCGCAGCAATCACAAGAGTGGCGGCTGGCGCATACGCCCCACCGTTCGTCCCGTCGATAGCATTGGACTGATGGGCATCTATCTGGGAAATCTGGGCAGCGGTGATATCGTCAACACCGTCTGTCCACCCGAATGGGTTCACGATTGGGAATGTCATAACGTACACTGAGGGTGACAGCGAACGACTTCCCATAAGCTGGACGTGCCATTGAACACTAATTCGATCTGAACAAAAGGGTTAACCTGTGGGGCCGCCAGCGTATTAAGGGCAGGCAATGTCGCGATCTGTGCCCCCACGGGCGTGTCCTGGTGAAGCGTAATGATCGTTATATCATTCACAGGATCGGCAAACTTACGGATAATAATTCGCTGCCCCTCAGCAGCCGCTTCGTATCCAACCTGAGCAACATTGATTCCAACATCGCAAACATTGAAGCAAGGACCGCTTGTAATGAAAATGTCTGAGCTGGAGTCAATTGTGAATGTTGTTGGAATGGCAGTTGGCGCAATCGTTGTACGATCCACTCGATACAGGATGTGAGCAGATGCCCCCTGAAGGGTCACCGGACCCGTCATTGTTGTAGACACCCCGTTCTGAATGTCCAGGCCGCCCACTCCCCCAATAATAATCGGACCTGGACCTGGGTTATAGGCGCCCCCACCGCTGCCATCTAAAGCACGGTGAAGGTTCACGTCTATATTTCCAATCTGCTGGCCAGTTATGGTGTCTATGTTGTCTACCCATCCACCGGGTTTTTGAAGAGGGAATGTCATACGATTGTCTTTCCTACTATTCCGACAGCCGCAAGAAATGCGGTCCCTACGCCAACCTGAAAGCTCATCCAGCTTGGCAGCATGTCATCAAGCTGATTGACAACAACGCTCTGCTTGGAAGCCAGTTGCTTCTTGTTCAATCCATTTTCGTTCATCTGAACCGATATCTTTGCCCGGTTGCTCGACCACTCAAGGCCGGGTGGCCCAGGGTTCACCCCTGGCCAATAAGTAACCCAGCCAATGGGATCGGTTTTGTGAACAGCTACGAAGTTCGCCCCGAGCGCCCTGCTGCACGCTGAGCCAATGTCGCCCATCGCGTTGTTTGCTGTAGCCCTGAACTTGGCGCTAAGCCGCGAGCGCCTGTCGATATCAAGCTCGTCCACCGTAGGGCGCATGCCGCACGCCTCTTCCCAAACGGTGAGATTGTCCATCATGCGCTCAGGGACAGCCTGATTTGACAGTCTTCTATTAACTGACCAAATCATCGCCACAGCCATGGCTTCGCCGTAAGCTTCGGCGTAGTTCCCGGTAGAAGAATCGGGATCTAACGCCGGCTGCATCGTGCTGAGAATAATCTGCTGCTCATCCTCAACAAAAGAATCCCCACCGCCGACTATGAACGGCAAGGGATTGGTTGCGCCTAAACCAAGGGCCATCAGAGAAGCCAGACTGTTACAGGGAATGCCAAGGTAGATACGTTGCCATCGTCAGCCAAAACACCGGCAGCATACACCCCGATGGTTACAACATTAGCGGCGACAGTTAATGTTGTGGACGTAACAATATCGCCCGGATTGGCACTCATGCAACTCACGTGGCCAGCGTAAAACGCCACAGTCTCAACGGTGCCGAGTGCGTCGGTGAATGTGGCCGGGAAGGTGAGAGTGTAAAGACCTACCCCGGTTTTCGTGATGACTGGTTTTTGCGCAGGCCCGCTTCCCCACACGCTCCGATTGGTGATGCTGCCAGGGGGGATAGTGAGGGGAGCAGCCGCTAGATCAGTGGGGAATGTCACAGCCGCACGAAGAACGGTCCTCGTGGTTTGCGCCATGTCCTCCATGTAGCGATTCATTTCAGAGGCAGCTACCTGCGTCTCTGGATTGGAAACCGGAAGCGCGTCAATCTTCGGGCCGCCGTAGTTGCCTATGGTTTTAGGGTCCATCTCAGATGAGTCTCCTGAATGCTAGGTTCTTTAGAACCAGAATATTTGGCGGGTCGGCTGTCGTGGGCGGCAAACTTGGACGGATGAGATTCACAGTTGTACCAGTAGCAAACCTCGCTACGAAATTGGCGCTCAATATCTCGTTATATTCATTTGTCACACTCGCCAGCGTTAGTGAAGATAGAGCAACTGGGTAACTGAGGTCAGACGCAGGCTTGCGTGCTCCGCGAGGAACGATGTCCTGGTTAGCTGTTTTTTCTCCAGGACCAAGCTCCTGCACACCTTGAAGCACCTGGCTTCCGTAGGCTTTCAGGTTCACTGCACCCGGAGAGCAGTACATGCCCGTCGTTATAAAGCTGATGGCGTCAGACTGGGATGTGTCAATCGTGATGACATAAAATCCCGAAACACCGCCAACGGACAAGATGGCAAACTCTGCCATCTCGCCATCACCGTTAGCTCCCCCAGTAGGATTCCAAATCCCGAACCTGTCGCCAAGTTTTGGCGGGTCGGCAGACGTGGAGCTAACTTCAATCTGACTAAACGTATCCAAATTCACGATGCTCGTCACCTCGGCAAACACACCGGGCGCTTCTGCTCCACTTGGCCACGGGGTAGAGTCTCGCCAGCCATTGCCGGCCCCTCCTGCATTTACGGGTAATGGCAAATCTATGTCCGTAATAATATCGACATATTCAGGGGTAACGAATGTGCAGTTCAGATCTGCGCTGCCTGGCATTTCTGACAATATGCCAGCCGCTACAGTATTCACATTTGTAAGACTAAGCTGCCTGTCGGTGCCAGTTTTTGTAAGAGCAACGTCATAGCTCGCTGGCCCTCTCACAGCGGTGTACACAAACGCAGACTGAACGGACGATGATGAGTTTTCCGCCAGTTGTTTTACTTGTGCCCAGTTGCCACCCTCTGCCGGAAAGCTTAGCCTTTCGATCAGTCTTAGGCGCAGCGTTTCATCAGAATCTTCGTCCGCCCCACCGTCAATACCACCCGGATCAACCGTGCAATTTTGACCAAGGTTGCCAATAGATGCGCTGTCCCAAGTAAGAACCGTCAGAGCTGTTTGGTCAGTGTTGGTGCCCGCAGACACGGCAGACACCGCAACTGCCTGACCATTTGAGACAGTAGAGGAGACGACTGTCTGATACTGAATGCCGTCAGGAGATGTGCAGATGAACGCTGCCGGAATCGTAATGGTTCCCCCGCCAGATACTGAAACGATCACATTGCCAGCAGCGGACGACGCCGGTCGTCGTGCTACACCGTAAACATTAGCCAGCTCCGTTAGCGTATCCCCTGTGGCAGTAAGGGGAGATATGTTAGATAGGGATATCTCGTTGTTGGCGATTGCAACAGATACTCTGCTGGCAATGGCTTTCATTCGGATATACAGCTCGCTGCCCCGCGATACGTTTGCGGTAACTCCGATGCGAGCGTATTGGTACCGAACGTCAGACAGGAGCTGACTCAGAATCTCTTCTGGCGTTGGGTACGCTACATTTCCTACTTTTGGGAGAGCCATAATGTCACTTCAACTGAACGACTTGATCGACGCCGGTACCTTTTAGCAAGTCTGTGTAAATAATTCGCCTATAAGCTGTGCCCGCAGAATCACTTCCAACTTCTACTGAAGTAAGGTTGATCGTTGGAGGCACCGAGTCTGTTAATACCGTGAGTGCGTTGATGATCGCGTCCTTCGTTGCCTGGTTATCTGGACCAGTCACAAACTTAGAATCTTTGACATTGAAACTGACGATCATCGCGACCCTCTGAGCGACCGATGGCATCGAAACAAATCCCCCGGTCACTTCATCAATTTCGTACTGCTTGGTTGTAAAGTTAACCTTACGGGACGATCCGACCTCTGGCCTCGGCGGAACCGGGAGGGATGTAAATTTTGAGTATGGCCCAGTGGAATAACTCATGAGATTGTACCGAAGTTACCTACGGGCTGCTCGAATGGGCCGCCGGAAAATATGGTCGTCGAAGCAGTAGTATTGCCGCCGAATCCTCCTGTAATATTGGCCCCTCCTGCCAGGCAAAGAACGGTTGGATTGATCATCACGGTGTTTCCCTCGGCTTCTACTCCCGTGACCTCTGCATTAGCCGTAAAGTACGACACCATGGCGCTCGCCGTCCTAGTGGCTTGCACTGCGTAGCCTTTCTTGATGAGAACAGAGGCAGACCCGGCTGGCATTGTTTGGCCTGTATCAGCCAAGTAGTTATCTACAAACTCATCATAAATAGCTTTGGCAAGACCTGAAGAAACGACTGAGCCGTCCGGGTTCACCGATACTGTTCCAGCAACAAGGGCCATTGTTAATCCAGGGGGCAGAGTGGGATCGAGGGGAGCTTGGGAAGGTCGGGGATCGGAGGTATTGGGATCCCTGGCAATCCGGGAAGAGTAAAAGACGGTAGTTTTATGGGGATACCTAAATCCGGGAATGGCGGCAGCGGCAGTTTGGGCAAGTCCGGTATCGGAGGGATAGGGATGCCGGGCAAGCTAGGAAGAGCGAAGGACGGAATCTTTATCGGGATGCCTAGGTCTGGGAATGGCGGAAGTGGGATCTTAGGAAGGTCCGGTATCGGAGGTATTGGGATCCCTGGAAGCCCCGGAAGCTTAAAGGCAGGAATTGAACAGGCGCTCATGGCTTAATCGTCCAACTAATGGATGCGACACCAGCTTGCCCCAATGGCCCGTAAAGAACAGCGTTCACCCCAGGTAGCGGCGGTGTAGCCGGAGCAATGTTGCCCAAGTTTCCGCCGCCCGTGTTGCACATGAAGTTGTCCCCGTTAATAGAGACTCCTTTTGCGTTAATGATCAACTGCGTACCGCCTGCCATCAACATGATCTCATCCTTGGTTACTTGAACAAGCGATGTCCCAAGGCTTAGATTGATGCTGGACTCTCCGTTGTTGTCACCAAGGAGAGAGATCCCCATGTCTGTTAATACCGCCCCGGACGAATCCTTTTCTTCTTTAAGATCCGCAGCTTTTGTCACCATGGAGATGGAGTTTGACGAGTCCTTAACAAGCAGCCTCGTCGGCCCCTTGGTCACGATGGCGCGGTCGCCAGGCTGAAGGTTTCCCGCGTTAGAAATCGAGCGATTGTCCCATGTGCCGAAAACGAACGTCTCGTTTCCAAAGCTATAAGAAAAAGCCTGGGGGGCACCGAACTCGTCCGCTAACGCAGGGACCGAGTAAAAACCGTCAGTGGTCGCTACAGACTGACAATCAAAAGCGAACCCCTCTGTCTCCCCCTCGTCATACCTAGCGTCACCAAGGCTAACTGTAATCCTACCGTCCTCGACAGAGGATACCAAGAGATCGGAATAGTTCCAGTTGTCCTCGAATGCCATGGTTACTCCGTGTTGGCCACCATTGTGCGGAGCAGATCAGCCCACTGAATGACTTTGTCAGAAAGCCGCTGAACATATAAGTGGCAGTTCTTAAAAGTTGTGGCCACAAGCTCTGGCGTCATGACATCTGACGGGGCACTCGCGGAATTGATTTGAAGGGTAAGCGACCCGCTAAAACTGAGCTGCCCCATGTTAACTCTAGGCGAGTCAACCGCCAAAATGATACCCGGCGCCAGCGGCTCCTGAGATACCCACGTGACACCACCATCTGCCGTGTAGATAACAACACTAGACCCAGTTTCCGTGTTGTATCCACATGCCCACCCCTCGTTTGCACTGACAAATCGAACGCCAGTCAGGTGAGCATCTACCCCGCTGGTAAGCTCTGTCCACACTGCCCCACCGTCTATGGTCTTAATAATGTATCCAGACTCACCGACGATGTATGCGATGTCGTTCGTCACGACGGAAACGCCGCCAACAATATAAGACGACCCCACTGGCTGCGGAGTGTAGCTAGCCCCAGCGTTGACCGTCCTGAACACTCCCCCTTGACCGCCAACGGCCCAGCCTACCCCCGTATTTAGAATATCAACATCAAGAAGGGATGCCCCGAAAGCAGTGGGGATCGTAACATTTATCCAGGTTGCCCCATTGTTTATCGTGTAAAGAGTCTCGCCCCCAGCGCCGCAAACAATCCCTCTGCCATCGGCAAGGAAGCTCACGGAGTAAAGGGTGAAGGTATGGGGAGCCGTCACGCTGGGCGCCCAGAGCGCCCCACCGTTCGTTGTGCGAAGGACAGTGTTCCCCTCGCCAACGGCCCACCCGGACAGTTCGTCCTGAAAGTCTACCCCCGTTAGCCCCACTGTGACGCCGCTTGTCTGTGTTTGCCACGACCTGCCGCTTGTCGAACTGTGGACAATGCCTCCAGAGCCGCCAACGGCCCATCTGTGGGAAGTGGATGGCGAAGACACGTCCAAGAACGCTATAGCCGGGGAAGTTGGATTTAACATGGGCTCCCATGTGTTTCCCGCGTTCACACTCTCAAGAAGCTTTGCGCCAACCGAAGAGACGAACCTCAAGTTAGCCGGAACTGCCGTGAGTGGCTTCTTGGTCGTGTCATATGTTCTTGAAGATGAATACCATTGGTAATCAGGCGTGAACGGCGGCGAGTCTGGCAGGAAATTATTGCAACTCACGTTAAGCGGAACATGGTTGCGGGGCGGTTTCGGGATATTTACAAGCGTGCTCCCGGCATCACCGAAGCCAGAGCCAGGCTCCCTGACCTTTATTACCGGCCACCGGGGGAGCCCATCGACGTCAAGATCGGCCAAAGACAGCGAGAAGTTTGCGCGAAACTGAGAGTAGGTCGGGATAATCATCTTGGAACAGCCCCCAGGATGAGGGAATTGAGTGGCAATAGAACTAAGCTCGTAATTTGACCAGATGCCCTGGTGGCGGAGAACTGCCTAGAAAAGATCCACATATCTTCGTCAATATCCAACTTTTTAATGATGACTCGAACAACGGTATTCGGGGTCCACATTGCCCCGGAGGCTGCCTGGAACCCTGCCACCGAGCATGCGATCTTAAAACCGCCCGGAGCCCGAAGTCCCAACATCAGCTCCGCAAAGGTCTGACACCTTTCTACATCGCGAGACATCTTATCTTCAGAAAACTTGGGCTTATATGGCTGAAAATCAGACTTGTAGTGAAACCTCTCTCTTTCAATAGTCTTATAAGCTACTGATTTGTAAGGGAATACCATTCTCTTGCGACCGGCTGGGATCTTAAACCAGCGCTCGGTATTTTCATAATCGTTCGCATAGACATCAATCGCGCCCTCTATACGAACTCCCGCAACTGGCTTGTTAGCCCTAACGGCCCCCGGCTTGTCGGGAGCTGGACCGTATATGATGCTCCCGAATCCTGGTCCTTGAACGAGGTTTTGCCCAACCGGCACCATTTCCGGATCTTTCTGATTGACGGCCCCCGGCGCTTTTTTGCTCAGCTTCTTCATCAAGGCTTGACCGCCAACGACAATCTCACTGAACTGTCCGTCGTTGGTGTCGCTTACGTTTATTCCGTCAAGCATCAAGTCGCCTGACACGAGGTCGTCACCAGCGGCAGATGCGTATGACCCGTCAAAAAGAGTGTAACTCGCGTCCTGCTCATATATCGGACGATCGAGCATCAGGCCGCCAAAGGCGTCTGTCTTCAAGATAAAACCCAAGCGGGAGATTATTCTAGATACAAACCCATAAGCCTTCTCACCCTTCTGGGCCTTCAGTTGTTTCGCCTTCAACTTGGTAACCGGAACGGGCGCTGGAAGATTTCCGAGAGGAGAATTTACCGTTTGGCCACTCTTGACCATAAGGTCCGATCCGGTGTTGTTCTTCAGGTCCAGGTTCCTGTTGGAGAAAAACGGCGACAACACCGTCATAATAAGCTGGGAAACAGGAACATCTGTTTTGGAGCTAATTGAAAACTGAGAGCTAACACTGGCTTCATAGGCTGCCGTTAGAAGTCCTTTTATCTCCAGCATTATCGCGGTGCCGTTTCGCCCCATGCTGAAGGTTTGCGTTGTTATGACGCCTGTTGCCTGGAGATTGTCCCCGATAAGAAACTGAACAGCATTGCCCTTCGAGAGCTTCTTTCTGTATTCATCAAACTTTTGATTCGTTGGGAATATCGTAACGGACAGTTTGCCAATGGGATCGAGAAAGCTCTCGTGCAAGGTGAAGTTTGTCCACAGTTCGAGAACTTCTCCAGCCTCGTAAAAGCCTTCGCCGCTTTCGTAACTTTTAGCCCTCTCCGGGTCTAAAAACACAAGCTTGAGAGAGGAGCCTTGCGCCACGGCTACACACCCAGGTTGTCGCTTGCCGAGTCTATCTCTGCATTAAACTTTTTATCGGAGTAGTAAAGAACATAAACTGGTTTCAGGAGAGTGCTCCGGGGGATCGTGGGACTGTTAAGGATCCCTGGATTGAGCCCAATAAGCTCTCCCACAGTATTCCCTGTCTCCTCAGCAACCCGATCCAGATTCGTTTTAAAGGTTATGTGCTTTCTAGCAATCGCCCTGGTGTTTATGCCGTTCCTGTCGGCCAGTAGCTTTATGCCATTCCACAATGTAATCAGGTTCCCCGCAAGTGCCCATGTGGCGTTGCTACCAACCGATTCCGCTGTCTCAATGATTGTCTCAACCATGCCAAGGGATTGGTTCAGATATCCTTCCACAGTGTTTCTTGAAGAAGATATGAGCCCATCTATCTTCTTCACCATGTCCAGAAGGCTCGTCTCTTGCATTCCCGGTGGAAGCGGTAGACCGAGTTTACTGTAGTCCTGATCTGCCGCTTCAGCCGCAGCAGTCAAGGAGGCGTCCGCTCTTGCAAATGGGAAATTGGTGTCTTCTGCCGGGTCGGCCAAGGTTTCAATAAACGAAACCTGTAGGATCGCGCCAGATGTTCTCGCTGCGCTCAAGTCAACACTCCAGGTTTTTACATAAGCCAATGTAAAACCAAAGACAGGATGCTGTAACTTCCCCGGAGAATCGTCAACTGCCACAGCGGTAAGCCACTCGTTGAACAACTCAGGAAAGTAATTTTTGCCTAAGTTGTTTAGAAAGTGGAGCCGGAAATTCATTGGGCTAGGATCGCGCCCCACGTTCTCATGTGCCGCCCCGTTGATGTACGGATACCTTCGCTCAGCTAAAGAAAACGATCCTGAGAACGATGCCCCATCATAGGGCGGCGACTCAAGGCCGCGCCATGTCATCTTGGGCAGAGTCCCAATTATCGAAGTTGCTGAATTTAACGGCATGGCGTTTATCAGGGGTTCGGATAGCCCGGCAGGGGGTTGCCAATACCAGGCAAACCGGGGGGTGACCCCGGAGAATCCGGGGGGTGAGCGGTTGGGATTGTGACGCCACCGAGAACAAGATTGCCATAAAAGTTCACTTGAGCAGCCTTGACTGTCGCCACTGGAGCGCTGACGGAAATCTCGTTGCCCTCTTTATCAATCTGAGTTTCTGCGTCTCCCACCTTGTATCCCTCACCGGCAATCTTGCCGCCGGCTCTGGCTATGTCAAGACCCTCTAGATAGTTAGTAAACAGCATCCTGAATTGCTTTCGCCTGCCAGCGTCGCCCTTAAAGTCGCCGTTCATTCGGGCGCCAGCTTCGGCAAAGGATGATGTAACATTAGTCCTTCTGGCAATGTCATCACCATACGGGTTATCATCACCAAAGCGTCCACCAAGTTTTCCTGTTTCGTAAACGGTGCTACCTTCGGTAAGGCTCGCTTCAAGCTCTCTTGCTTTGCCTTCAGGCACACCCATTTTAACCATTTGCCTGACCAGGGATTCTCTGCTCCTACCGCGCTTATTGAAAAAGAGTTGGGTGTTTCCTTCCTTATCTTTTTGTACAGTGGTAAGGCCCGCAATAGCTCCGAGGGACATTCCGTACTCGGCATCCATTTGCTTTTGCTCAAGACTGGCCACCTCCTTATCAAAGCCTGCCATTGTGCCTTTGTACTCAGATATATCCGCTTGTGACTTTGGAGTAACAGATGCGTCCCACTTCTTTTTATAGGCGGCACGTCTATCTTTGGTTAATTGCAACTTCTCTTTAAAGCTGCCCGCAGCTAAAGCGTCATCTGCCTCTTTGCCCCTCTTCGTATCCATGGCGTTGTAAAGAAATCCAAATTGGTCAGCAACAAATCCTACCAGCGTCGCAAGCCCCGCCATCGCAATAGTAATGCCCTTGAGCCCCAACACAAGTCCGTCTACGGCGTCTTTGTTTCCAGCCAGGGCCTTTAGGGTTGGAAGCAATTCTTTAGAAACTTCGGCGGTCACTTTTTCCCAGGCTGATGTTAGTTGAGCGCTTGTCGTCTCTTGTTTGATTGCATGGTCCTCCATGATTTCAGTAACAGCCTCGCTACCGACCTTTAAGGATTGGATAAACTCGTCGAATGCCTTCTTCGTCTCAATGGCGGTTCTCTTTACGCCGCCCTGATCTTCTCCAGCCGCAAGCTGATCCCATTTCCTTGAGAAGCCGCTAGTATACCGAATGCCGCGCTGCTTGAAGATGTCCATAAGAGCAACCTTACGGTCCTTCTTCTTTATCTTATTGCCCTGAGCGTCTGTAGCATCGCCAGTCAGCCGGTTGTCTGTTCTATAAAGAATGTCGGACATGATGTCCTCCATGTCTCTAAACTTAGATCGACTTCCCTCTCTGAATGCGTTTATGCCGAGCTTACCGAGCTTACCTGTGTGCTGAGCCTGGGCGACATTGGCGTAAGCTCGCTCCATTGACGTGGCAGCTCCTGCTGCTGTGCCAGAGCCCTGCGCTCCAATCTGAATCATGCTGGACAGTGACTTGACGGCGTCGAATCCAGTCCTGCCACTAAACCTCGTCATGGCAGACGCCATCTTGGGAAGGTACTTCGCCAAGTCAGACAGCTCGATGCGATTCCTCTTGCCCGCCACTGCCATCATGGACAGTCCGGTCATCATCTCTTTAGGATCTTTGATCCCCATCTTGATCTGCATCTCAGCCATGACTCTACCAAGATCTTCCATGTCTGTACCAGTAGCGCTGCCCACCGTGGCAAACGTGTTCATATACTTTTTGGCACTCCCAAGATCACCCGTCTTGCTCACGAACGCCATCATACCCTTAGTAAGATCTAACGACTTTACTCCTGGGTTAGCCATTGCCGTGGCCTGAATGCGACGCATGAGACTACCGACGTTAGCGCTTTGGCCTGGCCTTCGTCCCTTAATTGCCAGGCTCGCCACAGCCTCCTCAAGCTCTACCGCTTGCCGCCCTGCTGCGCCAACTGCCATCGCTCCAATAAGGCCGACAGTTGCCCCTACGCCGAGCATGCCCGTTCCCCCGCTAAAGCTCCTCAGTCTCCCCATCTGAGAAGCTGCCCTTCGGTTTGATGCTGCCAGGGCCTTGTTTGCCGCTACCTCTTTAGTCTTTTGTGCAGCCGCAGCCTTTGATGCAGCGACTGCATCTGCGCCACGCTTCTTTTCTGCCTTAGAAAGCTTCTTTAGTTCCCTAGCTAAATTCTTTAGTCCCTTTAGCTCTTTAGTCAGACCGGAGATGGCTGATGCCGACGCTTCTTTGGCAGCTAGCTTACGTTGCTTGGAAGTGCTCTTCGCGACTCTCGACATCTTCTTGTCGAGCTTTTGGACAGTTCTCGCAGTGTGCGCAGCGGCTGTTTCGATATCCTCGAATGCTCGGATAACGGACCCTTTCCCTGACGCAGAAAAGGTATAAACAATTGCTGCCATTTCTTAAAATCCAGGAGCGACGGGCGTGTGAAGGTAGCGAGGGATCTCTTTGTCGAAAAACTCTGTAAGCTCATCCATGTAAACTCGGAAGTTGCTCAAAGGCTTTCTTGGGCCATCATACTCGTCCACGATGTACTGCGCGTAATGAGTATCCATTTCTACCTTGATTGTGCTTCGTGACCGAGTGTTGCTTTCAATACTAGCGCCAGTATTCGCCTCTAAGCGCCCAGTCCTATTCGTGTACTCGTGGGTGTCTATTTCGCTATTCGAGGCAAGCACGCCGGCTTGCCACATGAACTCAGACATCGTCGCTGATCGCCTCTTCGCCCTCTGCGTCGATTCCCTCAGATCCCTCAAACTCTGTTCCTTGATCTTCACTTTGAACATCGTCGTCTTCACCTTCAACTTTCAGAGATAGGTATTCGTCGAACTTGTCTTCTCCGAGGGTGTCCACAATACCGAAGAACTTGCCGCTCAATATGATAAACGCTTGAGTAATCCACTCTGGCGACTTTTCTGCCAGAAAATGATCTGGAAAATTTGTATGCGAGGACCGCGCCGCAGCCCTGGCGTACATCATGATGTCTGGAACCTTTATGCTCCACGACGTTGGCGCGTGACGCCTGCGCACCTCGTGATAAAGGTTTAGCAGCGTAGCGATCTGATCGGTCGTAAGGTTCTCTCTCATCCATTTGGGTCCAGGAAAAGCTGCGTACTTATTCCTTGAGCCCTCTTCAGCGTCCTCGTTAACCTCTTTGCATGCCCGGAAAAGCGCCTCGATGGCTTTGCTGTCATTTAGCAAATCCATGTCCTGAGCAGCCTCTTCGATGCCCTCGCTCACAGCCTTCACGTACTTGTGGGCTGACACCACCGAGTAATCTTCCTCGGCCTTGGTGTTTACCCGAATCCCCACCTTAGAGACTTCCTTGTCTCCTAAACTAAAAAAGCCCTGGACATCGAACTCGTGAATGTCTCGTTCACGCTGCTCGATTGCCAGGGCTAATTTACTCTTTGGAATCTGCTTCGATTTGCTCATTGACTAACTTATTTGCAGCCGAAAACGCCATTCGCTGACCGTCCGTCAGCTCTGCCATGGGTAGTCCGTAGTAGCGCTCCGGTCTTTGGTTTCTAATCAGACCTGCCCCGGTTGCCACATCACAGCACTCACTCATCGCAACTACAATAGAAAAATTTGAAGGTGCCTTTACCCCATCGGAAAGAACATTCCTCCAGAGTTGAGCGTCTTGAGACGCTAGGGCGGGACAAATTGTCCCGAAGGCTTTCCCGAACGCTTCCATGAGAAGGCCGCACTCCGTTGTTTCGAGCAGCCCGACTTCTTTGCCAGAGTGAAACGCCGGCTCGCCGTCGCAAAATATGGCTCTTGCCGCGACCTCGTGAGTGCCGCCCTCATCCATTGCCCGGTGAACCTCTTCCGAAGTTAGGGCATGAGCCCACAGCTCAAACCTGCTCAAAAGATATATGCGGTGCTCGATCTTAATTTTAGGTCGAGGGCGCCTGATGAGCATCCGAAACAACGCATCGGGCTCTATGTCCTTGGGTGGCCTCACTTCCCTACTCGAAAAAACTAGATCCTTTTCCAACAAATACGAAAGAAAGGGCCGAGGTTTGCCCCACCGCGCCGCTTCTGCTCACCGACGTGATAAAGCCCCTCGTAATAAGGCGTCTCCCAGTGCTCCCCTCTTGAAGCATTATCTCAATCTCGTCGTTGTTGGCCATCATCGCCTCGTACTCAGGGTACATGTCTGCCGACCTGCCGTCGTTGAATGCGGCAAATACGCCCGTGTCTAAGGGGATAACATTGCTTACAGTGATGCGGCGAACCAGCGGCCCCGTTGTTACGCCCTCGAAGCCATTGACAACCGAATACACTTCGGCTGTCGCCTTCTCAAGGGAGGTTTCAACGGAAACCGCTTCTGCGAGTACGTTGCCATTAAGGACAACATAGATGTTGCTATAGATCGCCACTCAGCCCAAACCTTACTCGAAGGCTGTACCAGTCCCTCTGAACGTAAACGATATCGTCACCGTGGCGCCAACCCCGGCAGCTCTCGGAACTTCGGTAATGTACCCACGAGTAACGCAGGTTTTGCCGCTCCCGATCTCCTGGATTTTTAACTCCACCTCAGTGGATTTAAGCATGAGCTTTTCAAAATCCACTTCTACACCGGTTAGGGGAATTACATTGGACGCTGACACCGTTCTCATGATCGGGCTTGGGGTAATACCCTTCCACCCGTCCTTGATTGTCATAACATCCTGGATGTCTGCCGATAGGGACGTTTCGATCGAGGTGTTCTCGGCCAACAAGATCCCATCGAGCGTCAGATTTAACTGTGAATAGAGTGCCATTAGTAAGAAGCTCCCGTTTCTTGAATGGTGAACTCGCCCTTGTACAAGTGCTCCACCGAGTAGAAGTCAACGCTAACCGCGATACCAGCGGTTACCTTTTTAGCCACGATGCTGCCCTTCAT